AAATGAAATGATTCGGATTCTTAACCAACAACTTATCGATCAGAATGAATATATCAAAACTTTGGACTCCCTTTTAACACGTCATGAAGTGCGTATAAGAAGACTAGAGGAAAGAAAGGTGAACTAAATATGCAATTCCTAGTAGGGGCGTTAACAGTAACGGCCTTTTTTTGTGCATTCATTAGCGGATACATGGCAGGCCAGCGGGCCAAGCAGCCTGCAGTAGAGTTCGAACTGGATGAAGACGAAGCAGAGCTCCAAGAGCAGCGCGAACGGGCCAAACGCCTAAAGAAAGGTTTTGATGAGATGATGGCGTACAACGAGGCGAAAGCGCGAAAGGGGTGAAGTAATTGGCTAATACGCCGACAAAGGATTGGCAGCTCTATGAAGCTGGTGTGAAGTACAACAATAGCCAAGACCCGAACTATTACGAGACCGTTAACGCGAATTGGGACTTCTTCGCAGGCAACCAGTGGAGAGGATTGCCGGAATCGGACATGCCCAAGCCGGTGTTTAACATCATCAAACGCGTTATCACGTTCTTTGTGGCGTCTTTGACCAGTTCCAAGGCAAAAATCCACTTCGAACCGATGATGTATGACAAGGATAATCCCGATCCGAGCAGGCAGAATGACGCGGCCGGTGCGGAAATCGCGAATAAGGTCATAAACAACCTGTTTGAAAAGTGGAAAATGGAGTTCCGCATTAAAGATGCGCTATTCGACGCCGCTGTATCTGGTGATATGGCCGCGCACTTCTATTGGGACCAGTCCAAAAAGCCATATGGCAGCATGCGGCCGGAGATTAAAGGCGATATTTGCTTCGAGCTCATCGACGGTACCGACGTATTCCTGGGCAACGCCAACACGAGCAGCATGGATGTACAGCCGTATGTCATTGTACGCGGCAGGGATACCGTGAAGCGGCTCCAAGAAGAAGCGGAGGATTACGGACAGAACCCAAGTGACATCAAGTCCGATAAGAACTATGAAAATTCACCGGGCAACTATAGCAAAATCGAGGTAGAGGGCGACGAATCCGGCAAAGCCGAATACATTATCGTCTATCGCAAGGTGAAGAAGACCAAGAAAACGGTGGACCAGCTAACTGGCGCTGAACTTGACGAGGAATACGACACGATCGTAGCTTCCAAGAGCACAGAAGGCGCTTATATCTTCAAAGATGAAGACTTGGGGCTCTCCGTCTATCCAGTCGCGTTCAACAATTGGGAGAAACAGAAGGGCACCTATCACGGTCGAGCGATAGCGACAGGCGTGTTGCCTAACCAAATCTTCATAAATCGCATGTTTGCGTTCGTGATGTATCACTTGATGCGTACCGCGTTCCCTAAAGCCGTGTATAACGCGGATCTCTTGGAGCAATGGGACGATGCAGTAGGCTCGGCCATCGGTGTAAGTGGTGCGGATCTCAACACGCCGCTCGCCAACATCGCCACGTACTTGCAGCCTGGCAATATGTCAGCGCAAATCATGCAAGTGCTTGAAATTGCGATGCAGTACACCAAGGAGATGCTTGGCGCTTCTGACGGCGCGCTTGGTAACGTCGATCCGAAGAACACATCGGCCATCATTGCTGTATCTAAGGCGGCAGCCGTGCCGTTAGAGAATCCAAAAAGCAATCTCTACGAGTGGATTGAAGACATCGGGCGTATCGTCTTCGATATGGCGGGCACGCACTACGGACCGCGACCTGTGATGCAGGAAGTGCCGGTCGTTGATCCGATGACCGGACAGCAAACGATCCAAATGAAGATGGTTGACTATGATTTCTCGCAATTCAAGGATTTGTGGCTCGATATCCGCGCCAACGTGGGTGAGAGCTCGTATTGGTCTGAGATCGCAGTCAGTCAGACATTGGACAACCTTCTTGCTCAAGGTCATATCGATATCATTCAATACCTGGAACGCCAACCGGCCGATATGATTCCGCAGAAGGAAGAACTTATTGCCGATTTGCAGCAGAAAATACAGGCGCAGCAAGCCATGATGCAGCAGCAACAGCAAATGGCCGCGCAGCAGCAGCAAGGCATGCAGCAGCAGACCATGCAGGAGCAGCTACTGGCGCAGCAGGCGGCAGAGCAGGCCGCGCATCACAAACGCAACGACGCACAGCAGAAGATGCAGCATGACACCGCTATGAAGCATCTCGACATTGCCGGCAAGTTAGCGCTGGCACAGGCAACAGCTAAAAAATAGGAGGGTTAACGTGATTAAAACGGTCAGCAACGGAAATATTTCGGTTAACTTTTATCAGAATGGACCAATGTACGGTGTCGATATTAAAGACGGGTCCGGACTGGGGATGCACTTGACAATTGACCAGTTTGAAGAATTAAAGTCCATGATTGATTTTATCTGGGGCCAAAACAATCTTTGGCGGTTTCGTACTGAAGAATCCCCCCACCCAGTTTGCGACGGAAGACTAAGATAGCCAAATAAAAGGCGCTCCTACCATAGGGCGTCTTTTGTTTATTCTGCCCTGTCATAAGGCAATAAACTGGGCGGCGGCTACCATACCGCCAGGAGGCACACATGCTTAAGTTAAATCTTCAACACTTCGCAGAAGGCGAAGAAGATATCGGCTTCTCTGATAGCGACACGTCCCTACCACAGGACGATTTCGGCTTCGGAGATGACGACATCGACACAGGTGAGCAGGATACCGAGACCGAGGCAGAGGATACCACACCGGCCGACGAGTCTACGGATGAACCTGACGAACCAGCGCAGCCAGAGATTAAGATACCGGTCAAGTTTGATAAACAAGAGCGGGAACTGACTCTGGAAGAAGCTCAGCGATTCGCTCAAATGGGCATGAACCAGGAACGGGCGATCGCAAGAGCAAGAGAAGAAGCTGCACAAGAAGCCCGCGATTCTTATATCTCAGAACAGGGCTATGAGTGGAACGGTAAACCGATCCGCACCGAGGCCGAATATAAAGCGGCAATCGCTGAACAGCAGCTCATGCAGCAGTACGAGAACCTACCACCCGAACTAGTGGACGAGCTTATGGCCAGCCGCAGGGATAGGGAGGAACGCGCCAGAGAGCGCGAAGCAGCGCAGGCACAAGCGGCAAGAGACGCGGAATTAACCGACTTCCTTGCCATGTTCCAGCAGCTCAATGATCGACCATTCGATGGCAGTAAAGACGTTGTGCCGCAAGCTGTATGGGACGCGCAAAAGAGCGGGACGCCGCTTAAATTCGCCTACATGCAGCACCACAGCACTGAGCTGCGCAACCAATTGAAGATAAGCAAGCAGAACGAAACAAACAGCAAGAGGGCCTCGATTGGAAGTGTATCGACGAACGGAAGCACTAGGCAGAAGGCGTCCGATCCTTTCTTGGAAGGCTTCAATTCCGATTAAAGGGAGAGGGTAAACAATGGCAGTTAACTTAGCAACGAATTACTCGAAAGCGGTCGACGAGCGCTTTAAAATCAAATCTCTGACAGATGCAGCGACAAATCAGGATTACTCCTGGGATGGCGCGAAGACCATCACAGTATACAGCATCCCAACAGTAGCGATGAACGACTACAACCGTACAGCGGCTTCTGGCCGTTACGGTACAGCAGCGGAACTACAGGACACTGTAGCGACGTACACGCTGACAAAGGATCGTTCCTTTACATTTATTATCGATACAGGTAACAAGATCGACACGCCTGCGGGTGTTCGTGATGCCGGAAAGGCGCTCAAACGCCAACAAGACGAGGTTATCACGCCAGAGGTGGACACTTACCGCCTTGCGGCATGGGTAACAGCAGCAGCGGCGAACGGTGGCCGTCCAACTGCGACGAACATCACAACGTCGAACGCGTACAGCTCGTTCTTGACGGCTGGCGAGTACCTGTCGGAGAACAAGGTACCAATGGGCGGCCGTATCGCTTTCGTAACACCGCACTTCTATTCCATCATCAAGCAGGATACGTCCTTCATTAAGGCGTCCGATACAGCGCAAAACATGCTGATCACGGGCCAAGTTGGTACAATCGACGGCGTGAAGATTGTTATGGCTCCTACGGTATATTTCCCGGCAAAAACACCGTTCATTATCACGCATCCATCTGTCATGGTAGCGCCTAAGAAGCTCCAAGACTACAAGGTTCACGATGATCCACCAGGAATCTCGGGATCTCTGGCAGAAGGCCGCATTTACTATGATGCATTCGTGCTAGACGCGAAGAAAAAAGGCGTCTACGCGTGGTTGGAGGTGTAATTTCATGCTATTCCGTCATGAAAATGGACAAGAGGTTGAAATTCATGATGAAAATCATGTTTCTCTGATGGAGCGCAACGGGTTTAAGCTCGTTGAAGAAGCGCCAGAGAAGGAAAAGAAGAAAGCAGACGGCAAATAACCAGACAAAAAGGGGTAGGGGATGAGTCTCCTGCCCCTTTTTTGTACGTAATGGGGTGAAATATGGCGATCACAGGACAAAAAGTCTATGAAACCGCGCTAGCGCTCATCGATGAAGTTACCCAATCCGGGACAATTGATGTGTCAGACATCGCGCTAAAGACGAAATCGCTGCAATTCCTAACAGTGCTGCAAGCGGAAATGCTGCCCACTGCTGACGCTTCCGTTATCGTAGATGATTTGAGCGAGCCGTTGCTGCTACCGGATAGGGATTGCCTGCTCGTGCTGCCGTATGGGCTCGCCGCGCATCTGACCATTCAAGATGATCCGGCTTCGGCTTCCTTCTTTCAGCAGCGATATGAGGAATTGCGGAAAAGAAAGCGTGCCACAATCGGCCCAATTGTATCGGTTAACGATACCGCACAAGATGAAGACCTTGACGGGGGTGTGTTCTAATGCCCGTAAAACGGATACAGGTTAGACGCGGGTTGCAAGTGAATCTGCCCGACCTCGCGCTTGGCGAGTTAGGCTTCACGACAGACCAAGAGAACGTCTATATTGGCGGTCAGAATGGAAATATCAAGATTGCGAAAATGTCGGATGTGGTTGGCGGCGGTGGCGTCGGGCCACCAGGGCCGCAGGGACCAGCAGGACCAGCAGGACCACAAGGCCCAAAAGGTGATCCAGGCCCACAAGGTGCTACGGGCGCGAATGGATCTGTAGGACCGCAAGGCCCGCAGGGACCGCAAGGCGCGACAGGCCCGCAAGGCGCGACAGGAGCAACGGGTGCGACAGGTCCACAAGGTCCACAAGGTCCACCAGGGACAGGCGGTGGCGGAATCGGGCTGAGCGTCAAAACATACGGCGCAGCGGGCGACGGTGTAGCCGATGATACCCAAAAAATAAAAGATACCATTACGGCGGCCGTTGCCAATGGCGGCGGGGTTGTGTACCTTCCTGAGGGCACGTACAAGATTACCAGCACCATTACCATTCCGGCCAACGTTATCCTCGCCGGAGAGGGTAAAGGCGCGACAACCATCCAGTTAGCGGCAGGCGCAAACGTAGACATGATCGTCTTGGATGGCACGACAAGCAACAACGGTATCAAGGATCTCATCATAAAAGGGAATGCATGGAGCGGGTCTGCATCGTCAGGCAAAACGGGTTTGATCGTCGGTAAATCGGGCTTGAGCGGCGGCACGAATGACGGAACGATTAACAATATGTACATCCATAACATCCAGATTCGGGACATTGGCGGCGATGGTTTCCGCTGCTACGCGAATACATGGACGTACTTTATTGATGATCTGACGGTAGAGTTTTGTCACGGCTACGGGATGTACGTCCAATCGACGGACAACACGTACAGCACGCTTAAGATTACGGCCAACGGTAAAGCGGGAATCTACGTAACCGGCTCAAACAACCGCTTTACGAACGGTAAAGTTATCTTTTGCGGACGCGGTCAAACCGTGGTCGGCGGCACAGATGGCGCTTCGGGCACGGATGCACTGAATGCCGGTATTTATGTAACAGGCAAGCGGAACCAGTTCACGGCGGTGGAATGCCAGGAGAACTACGGCAACGGCTGGACGTTTGACGGCGCGCAGGACGTTCTTCTTTCGGGATGTCTATCGGATGCTAACGGCTATGGAGCTATTGACACGACATCCAACAACACCGCGCTGAAAAGATCGGCAACAGCCTATGGCTACTACTTCACGAATGGTACTTCCCGCGTTGGCGGTATCATCCAATCGACGGTATTTAAGCCAGCTATTTCACAGATCAAAGGCTATCAGATCGACGCGGGCTGCGCGAATTTTACGTTGTTCCATGAAAATGACCACGTACAAGCGGATACAAATAGCTCCTCTGCAACCTGTTTTGTAGCAAGCGCTAAAAACTTAGTCGATGTCGTACAAGCGACGAACTACACACTCACCAAGCAATCAGCGGATTTCCTCCACTCTGGCAATACGTTGACTAACGCGATCGCGGCATACAACAATACGTATTTCAACCTGGACACGGTGACGGGCTATACGATCATAGGCAACGAGATTCAAAACGCCACGACGAGTTGGGCAGGCTTGCCGCGTTTGGGCACGCGCTACTTCACGGTAACATCGGGCAGAACGTATCTGGTACACCTCAAAGTCAAACCGGCTTTGAATAACTACAAGCTGCGTCTAACTTCACTGTACGATGAAGGCGCGTTCAACAAGTTCAACCCTGACGTGGATGGAGTGTATTCCAACTCCGTGTACACAGATATCTGGTACACATTCACCGCAGACCGTGCCAGCGCTAAGGCGCTGATCTACCTGGATGATAAGAACACGGCAGGCGGTGCGAATACGACGCAAGGGGCGATTAACCTAAAAGAGTTCTCGTTCGTCGATATCACCGACGCACTGGCACTCTATTACACCAGCACAGCGCTTGACACGGTTGTAAAGAATAACTACTTCCTTGGCGCGAGAACGTTCACTTAGGGGGTGATAGCTTGGCACAAATAACGGCACCCACCATGGTACCACCTATTATTTCGATTAAAAACTTCCGAGGCGTTAACCTCAACGGCACGCCCACGCAGATTGACAACTCGGAATCACCGGACATGCTGAATGTGACGCTTGACCAATTCGGGCAGATCGATAAGCGGTACGGGTACACCAAAGTATTCTCGCCGACGCTTGGCCCTGGAAAGGTAAACGGCCTATATCTATTCCGTAAAAAGGATGGAACCGTGATCCGGCTGCTTGCGCATGGTACGAGCCTTTACACCTGGGACACGTCCGGCGCCGATCCAGTAAGCATCTACAGCAGCAAGGCCGACGCTACGACGCGGTTTTTCACGTTCGGCAATTACTGCTACATCATGGACGGCACGAACTACCTACGGTATGACGGTACGACCGTGACAACCGTAGAGAGTGCGGCCTATGTGCCGACGCTAACCATTGGCCGAGCGCCAGCGGGCGGCGGTACGCCATATGAGAATTGGAACCTTATAGGAACTGGCTTTAAAGACAGTTTCAGCGGGGACGGCACAACGAAAACATACCAACTCAGCTTGACGAACCTGGACGCTACGGCGGTCACAGCGACGGTAGGCGGCGTTGCGAAGGTAGAGACAACAGACTTCACGGTTAACCGCACGACAGGCGTCGTGACGTTCACGGTGGCTCCTGCTACAGGTGTAGCGAATAACGTCGTCATTACCGCGTACAAGACGCAAGCCGGATACGCGGACCGCGTGAAGAAGTGCACGGGCTTCGAGATTTACGGCGGCACGAATGACACACGGGTGTTCCTCTTCGGAAATCCCGCCTATCCAAACGTGTTGCGCCGGTGCGGATTGCAGGATCCGACGTACTGGCCAGAGCTTGCGTTTGCCAACGTGGGCAGCGACGCGGGGAAGATTACGCGCCTCGTGAAGCAATTCAGCCGGTGTAACATCATCAA